GTCGTCGCCATCATAGTATCCGTCGCCCATGTACGCGAAGCTTCCGAACCCTTGCGTTTGGTCTCTCTGCAGTATGAGGCTCTTGTTATTCCCGTCCTTGTCGGTGAAGACGAAGACGATATCACCGTAGTGGTCGATGTACGTGCCGGCGTACGTCTCGCTGAGTGTGCTGGCTGCCATGGTTTCTCCTTGCTGGCTGTGTTTCTGTGTCGTGCGTCAGTATATCACGCTTGCGCTCGCATGGCAAGTCTGCGTGCCGCTATATCGGGGAGTGCACCGTATAACACGATATCACGATAATAGCTTTTTCCCCTTACCTATATATATATATATATATCTTATACTCTAAATCATTGTATGATGTTATAGTTGATGAAAAGCTATATAGGAGAAGGGCTGGCGGATAACACGAATTCTACAATTAAAATGTCGATTGTGATGGGAATGTGTAGAAAAACAATCTTTTTGCGCATAACACGATAACACGTACAATGTGGTCAGTTGCGTTGTTGTTGATAACGTGCTAGAATCGGACCCGTAGGAAGGAAAAAAATGATGCAGAACAATACGCTGAGCATCAAAAAGCTCGCAGGAATGCCGCACCATGCGGCCGACGTCATCAACGGAATGCAGACAAGCCGATACGAAGGAGCCGACACGTTCATGGACCGCGACGGCAAGTACGTCGACTGCTCAAACCCCAACTCGAACAACCTGTACGCGCCCATCGGATACTACATGGCCGCATGGGACATGCGACACGGGCACATCGCCCTCGACCCTACCGGCCACATAGCCTACGTGCGCGACTGGTCGACAGACGGCAGCCTGAGCATACTCAGCACATGGCACGCCATCAGCAGCTTCGGAGCCGAATACGGGGTTCCCAAGCAGAAACGCACCCTCGCATGGGAGCGGCAACTGCTCGTGCAAGCCAGCGAACTGCCAAGAATACAGCGCGGGTTCCGTCTGTGCGACAAAGTGGTCAGCAGGGTGGACAACGGATCGGAGAACGGCAAAACGGACATGTCTGACTACGACGGCAAGAGCAACTGGTCTATCGAGGACGACCCCGAATGGTTCAGAACATGGAAGGGCAGGGTAGAAGCGACCGCGCGCGCCACCGATCTCATCGCAGCCATGACCGCAGACGAGCACAGCGCCGCGAACCTGATACGCATGTTCGCCTGCAACCTCCTGGAACCATACAAGCACTTCACCTTCGTCCTGTACGGCGAAGGCGGAAACGGCAAAGGCATACTGCTCAACGGGATACGCAACCAGTGGCCCAGCAGCGCCACCAACATCGACCTGAAACGCCTCGCGCAGAACGGCGGGTTCACCGGCGAACAGGAAGCATATAAGCTCATCGGACGCAGCTTCGTCTTCGATGAGGAAGCCGACGTAGTGGACGAGCGCACCATGGGAGTGGTCAAACGCATCAGCACCGGCGACACGTTCAACGCCAGGCAGATAGGGGAGAATGCCAGCATCGTCCAAGCCACGCCCACCCTGGTAATCGCCACAAACAACCCGGTGATAAGCGACATCACCGAAGCGTCGCACCGCCGCCTCGTGCTCGTCAGAATGAAGGACGGGCAGACAGCGGACAGCCTGAGACCACTGCGAGAGTTCATACGCGACTACGGCATGACACCGTTCCTGTACGTGTCATGGCTCGAATGGCGACGAAGCGACGAAGCCTACACGGACGTGAACATCGGCGACAGCAGCGACATGAACGAAGTAGAGACATGGATGCGCGACTCCATCTGCGTCAACGGCTACGCCGACAGTGCAGACCGCCCAGCAGGCATGCACGTCACCAAGCAAAGCCTCAACAAGATGGGACTGCGCCGCAAAAGCAAGCAGATCGACGGCCTCGTCCACTCCGTCGTCGTCGTCAAGGACGAAGTGCGTTTCAGCGCCTACCGAAAAGGCTATGAGGCTGAGATGCGCGAAGACATGCCAGAAGTCAAGCCCATCCCCGACGTGCAGCTGGACATCAGCGACGAGAGGCAGGTCGACCCTAACAGCTACGGTTTCGGATGCCGGTTCGCCAACTGCGGCACCGACAAGCGCGCCATCGGATGGAAGGCCGGCACTGAGGACGGCGGCATGCCAGCATCCGAAGCGTTGAAGAAAGACCGGATATCCTATGCGACAGTGCCCGACGAGGGGTGCATGATCATCGACCTCGACTCCCCGAAGGACGACGGCGAGCCGTCCGGGTGGGAACTGTTCAACACGGCCGTAGGCTCCTACGGGTCGGACGCGTTCCCGCAAACCTACCTCGTCAAGACGCCGCACGGCGGTGCTCACGCCTACTATCGGATACCCGACGAGTGGCGAGGGCGCATCAAGAACGCCGCGCACCCCAAGTGGAAAGGCTTCAAAGCGGGACTGCCCGTCGACATCAGGCTCGAACGGAAAGGCTACGTCGTAGGCGCAATGAGCATTGTCCCGGACGGCTCATACAAGCTCGTGGACCTCCCCGCAGACGTCATGGTGCCCGAACTGACCGAGCAGATGCTCGCATGGCTCCGCGACCACGACTACGTGGAGCACGCCAAACCAGCCACGCACGACGCCAGAACAATCCGGCGTCTCGCATCACAGAAGGAAGCCAAGCCGGATATGAGCGCCGTGCCCGAAGGGCAGCGAAACACGGTGCTGCACGACTGGGCGTTGGGCCGGTACATCAACCACCCGGAGAACCGGACGGCCATCCACGACGATCTCATGGAGCGGGCTAGTGTCAGTGGTCTGCACGAGTCCGAGGCTGAGACCATCTGGCGGTCCATCCTCGACTACGTGGGCGACTGACATACACTACGGCGTGTCGCAGCCTCTTTCGTCGTATCCTGATAGCGACGAAAGGAGTTGCGATGAGCAGCAGGAAACACAGGATAGACGAGTTGGTGAATCTCATCCGCGCACATCAGGGCGACAGGGATGCGGATGAGATTATCACCGCGAGAACGGGGTACTCGAAGGCGTTCGTCTCCGCACTCCGCGCGGACATGAAGTCCGGGCGATACCACGAGGAGGAATCATGATGCGCGATCTGAGTGATGCCTCCGAGAATTTCGCCGGACAACATGACATCAGCGAGATTGCACTCGACGCCACAGCGGGATACAAAAGTATGATGCTGACAGCATTCCAGGCTGGTGCATTCTGGGCGACTAGGCATAGGCCTGACCATGACCAGCAAGTGGCTGACGTTGACGTGATTCTCAAAGGCCTTGGGTTCGGCATCCTAACGACTGATACAAGTCAGGTCGATGCGCACAGACGGTACGCCGCGGTGGAGATAGTCGATGCTCTTCCACTCTCGGACGGCAAGGAGGAATCATGACACAGGAATACACTCCAACAGATCAACAGGTAATTGACGACTACATGCCCGACGATGAGGACATAGGCTTTGATGCGCGAACGATGCCAATAGGTGTCTGGAAGAGGTTGAAGATCGCTGCATTCAACCGCTGGCGGGCCGATCATGATTCCCTAATACGAGCCGAAGCATGGGACGAGGGTTTCACAGAGGGGCGTGACCTAGCAGTGTCGGGTCGGCCAATGTCTCGGAATAATCCATATAAGGAGCAGAAGCAATGAGTATCGCAAAAAGAGAAGCGGAAAAACTACTTATCTTTGCAAAGATATATAAAAAAGCCGATTTGCGCAATAATGTCATTACATTAGAAGGTGCTAATGACATTGCAGAAGCCGCATATATTTCAGGTCGTACCGCCAAGCCTACCGAAGCAGAAATAGAAGCGGCTGCAAGTGTTATCGCACTCAATGTCGGTAATCGTATCCTGAGCAAAAAACTCATCAAAGATGCCCTAGCCGCAGCAAGGAAGGTGGTGACGGAATGAGTATCGCAACAGATGAGGCAGCGCAGAAATATCCTGAGCCGACAGATGTAGATGACCCAATGTACAAGTATGTGGAGGGTATAGCTGGGTACCCGGCTGCAAAACGGCAAGGTTATGTCGCCGGTCGCACTGCCGAACCGACCGAAGTGGAGATCAAGGCGGTGGTTCGCGCGATGTACTACCGTCATGCTGCCGATTGGGAATCCGACAAGGATTACGCACGCCACCTTCTCGAAGCCGCGCGTAAGGAGGTGATGGAATGAGCAACGGAAACACGCTGAATCTTTACCTGATAAGCCAGACCGTCAACGACGATTACGACACGTTCGACAGCGCCGTGGTAGCCGCGCGAGACGAGGAGGATGCGAGAAGCATTCATCCTATTAGCTCCTGGTTGGGCATGGGCAACATACCGACCGTGACGCAGACAGCACGTGAGGCTGAAGAGGAAAAAGAAAAGAAAGGTTACAATTCTGACGATACGTGGACAACTCGCGAGAACGTCAAAGTGAGGTTCCTTGGAATATGCTCGCCAGACGTCAAGCGCGGCGTGATATGCGCCAGCTACAACGCAGGATAGCATCAGAATCACATAAATTCCCCATAGACAGCCTATCTGACTAAACGTGAACAATCTATCGCATATGCGGTGAAACAAGCTGTAAGGTACCAAAGAATCAGTCTCAGAAGCATATGAGACTGGGACGCACCAAACCAAGGAGAAATGAAATGACAAAGACCATCACCATAACCGACCCGAGGCAAGTGAAAGCCGGAGACAAGGCGTACTTCAAGGACTGCGACTTCGGCTTCACCGTGTCTGGCACATCTGCAAGTGACGCGGATCAACCGATCGCGGTCTGCAATCCACTATCTGGTCTCAGCTACTGGGCGTCCTTATCGCAATTCGACCATGCGACCAGAGAGGTCGAGGAACCGGAATGGCCCGAACCGCACGACATCAAGCTGCACATCTACCTAGGGGCGGATGGCAGGCGATACATCTACAACCCCATTAGTGAGTATGACTCGTCGCCGTGGGCTTGCGAGGGCAATTACGTGTGTCACTCAAGCGAGAATATGGAATCCTATTGCCGTGACGCGCTGCCACTCACCGAACTCGAACTCGTCCCAAAGAAGCGTGAATCATGATACACGGCACCTGTGGCGCGCGCTGCAACATCATTCGACTACACCTCGTCCCGCAAGACGTCAGCAGGACCGGGCTCTACCCGTTCATCCGCGACGCCATCAAAGCCGCATGGCTCATCAAATGCCCGCAGTGCGGCAAGGAAGTACGCAGGAACACCAAGCCAGACGTGATATGCGCCGCGAAAGCGGAATGGTTCGCCAGCTGAAAAACAAGGCGCTCGACGTGATATAATCAATAGCGACAAGCCATTGATTATGCCAAGGAGAGCGCCTTGTTCACACCCAAAACCCGATACCATCACATCCTCACCGTCAATACGGAAGCGGAAGGCGGCAGCAGCACGGATGCCACCAAGCCCGAGCAGAAGCCAGCCATAGTCGAACGCACCTACACGCAGAAGGAGCTCGACGGCATCCTAGCCCGCAAGCTCGCCGACAAGGAAGCCGAAGCCGCCAAAGCCAAGGCAGCCAGCGAAACCGCAGAAGAACTCGCCAAGCGCAAGTACGAGGAAGGCGTCGCCAAAGGACGCATCGAAGCACGCCGACAAAGCGTCGCCAGCGAATACGGCATCGACCCCAACATACTGCCCGAAGACCCCGACAAGCTAGACGAGTTCAAGAAAGGCATCGACGCGTACGTCACCGGCCACATGAAAGTCGTGCCATCACTCAACAAGAAGCAGGCGGACCTGCCATCCTTCGTGACAGGAATCGTCAATGCCTAACCTCACGCCCGTATGCGCCTTGGACGACGTGGAACTCTACCTCCACGCCGACGTCCCCGCGAACCTCACCGAGTACGTGGGGCGCAAGATAGGCGCGTCAGGGAACGTCCTCAGACGGCTCATGCGCAACGAAGGCAAAGACCTCGACGCGCTCATCGACGCGACATCCCCAGACTACGACCAGCTCACCTACGAGCAGGCGCGGGACGCCGTAGCCGTCAACGTGGCACTCGACGTGAAACGAGTCATCGACAATCAGGGCAGCGAACAGGACCTGTCGAGCTTCAGCCAGTTCACGCAGACAGCGGGAGGCTACTCATTCAGTGGAACATGGGCGGGCAACAGCGAAGACGTGTTCTTCACGTCGACCCAACTCGCCAACCTGGGTATCGGGCGTGCCACTATATCACAGGTGAGCCTATGAGCTACGGGCTGAAGACAACCATTCTCGACGTGCACCACACGGAGGCATCCGACGACTACTTCGGCGGCAATACCACCACTGTCATACCCGTCACCTGCCTCGTGGAGCGCGTTAACTCCGCTGAAGAACAGTCCGTAGGCGTAGCCGCCGCGTCGAATCTCATCGTCGTCCTGCACGTCGTGAAGCCCGTCACCCGCGTACTGTCCGTCAAGGACACGTTCGCATGGCATGGCAACACGTATCGGATCACCGCCGTGGACGATGGCATACAGGATGAGAACGCCGTGAAATACACGCCATTCCGATGGTCGGCGAGAGCGGAGAGCATCAATGGCATCGCTTAAAGGCTTGAGGGTCGCCGTCAACGCGCCCAACGCGGCCACCAACAACCTCCTCACCTCGCCCGGCATGATAGCCGAATGCAGGCGGCAGGCGACCGGAATAGCGCAGCGCGTCGGCTCCTCGCTGTCCCGCGCCTCGGACATCGGCACCGCCGAGAAGAAGCGACGCTACCCAGTCATCCGCACCATGAGCGTCGCAACATCATTCAAAGGAACCGTCCGAGGAGGAGCAGCAATCCACGGACAGCAGTGGGCGCTACGACGCAAGGACGTGGAGAACGCGCTGGGAAAGGACGTTGAATGGAAGAACTAGGGAACGTCAACGATACGGCCATCATGGCCGAAGTAGCGCAAGCCGTCAAGAAGGCCACGGGCATCGCCCCAATGAAGTCCGTAGGGGCCGACAGCGGCGATTGCATCGTCATGCAGCGCACCAGCACCATCGACACCGACTCGTTCAGGAAGAGCCTCCAGCTCATGTTCATCGTGTTCTCCGACGATTTCGTCACAGCGCACGAGACAGGCAACATGATAGTGGACGCCATCAACGAGTGGTCCGACAGCACGACGCTCGAAATACTCGGCCGCCCGCTGCTCGGCGGACTATCCGACGATGACGACAAGGCTGGTCAGTACACGACCACCGTGGACGTGCAGATACCCTATCTGGCGGTCTGACATGTACAGGACGCTAGCAGACAGCATACAAGACCTCTACGATATCACCGTGTCACCATCCGGACTGCTCGTCACCGACAGCATGGTCCGGGCGGTCGACAAGGCGCGCAAAGACCGCGACCCCAAGGGCATAGGCGACGCACTATCCCAACTGTTCAACGGCGTCGCCTCCAAGGCGGCAGGCTTCCAGCTGACGGACTTCACGCGCGACGAGATAGGCAAGCGCGTCGGATGGCTCATGGATGCCGACGTCACCAAAGACTCCACGGTCAGACAGTTCCTCGCCAAATACCAGAGGGACCTCGCCATGCCAGCCATGGAGACAGGCATCAAACTCGGAGCCGCCCAGGGGCTCATCAAAGAGGTCGTAAGAACACCAGAAGGCGCTGAAACATGCCAGTGGTGCCTCGACCGATGCGGTGTGTGGGACCCATACGACGCCAACGCCTACGGGGTGTGGGCGCGTCATGGAGCCTCCGCGCACGGCGGGTCGGGCGGCTGCGACTGCGATATTCGAATACGATGGAGGATGGACGATGACGGGAAAACAGACTCGCAGATCAACGGCGGCTCGACAGCGTATCAAGCCGAAGCCTAACGTGGGTTACGCGATGAACCCGTTGCAGATGCGCATATTCCAAGGACAGTGGGATTGGGCCAACGACCCGTCAAGCGTATTCCCATGGATGAGGAAGGACAATGGTGATGGCGGGGCAGAGTGAGAAGAACCTCAAGGTCCGTATCGAACAGGTCAACGACGTCATCAACGACGCCTACCAGTCCATGATAGCCTCGCAGGACAGCGACGATCCCGAGTCCGATGCCGAATACGATCTGTACGCGAAGCGATATGAGCAGTTCACCAAACTGCTTGTCCTGCTCACGAAGAACTATGATGAGGCCGTGAGCATAGACCAAGCCGAGAAGGCATCCGTGTCGAAACGCAAAGCGAAAACCGCGTTGCAGAAGATGAGAGGGGAATAGCCATGGTCATGAAGAAGATCAACATGCTCCCGTGGGTGGATCGCGCCGCATGCGGCTACTCCGACAGGATGAGGGTGACGAATTTCACGAACCCCGGCAACACGATGTTCTCCAACATGATATACAACGCGGTGCTCGGCGCGCCCGTGTATTTCATCATGCAGCCGAACGATCGCGTGGAGAAGAACGATTGGGAGCCAGTCGATGACGGGCAGGCGGCGGCGCGCGCCGAACAGGCGAAACAGCAGGCCGCGCAGGCAGCAGCATTGCAGGCCCGCGCCAAGAAGACGCAGGACGACAACAAGTCGGACGTGAATGCGCAGGACGACAACGAACCGGACGTGAAGACGGCATCCGATACCACCGATTCTACTGACAGCGCAACCGACGATTCCACGTCGACCGACAGCACTCTGGGTCGCTTCGCCCAGAAACAGGCTGCCAGCGCGTCACAGATAGAATACCAGCAGGTCATCGTCAGCGCCAACGACCCCGTCATGGTAGACGCCATCACCGACCCGGACAAGATCCCAGACATATCACAAGTGAAGGACATCAGCTATGACGGCTCCTGCTACGACGGCGACGGGAAGATCATACCGGGCCTCTACTGCCTCCAACTCATACGACCGCCAGTAAACCAGCAGGCAATGCTCGTGGCCGCGCGCGCGCTCGACTTCGACCTCCGGCTGGGACATTCGCTCGGCAACATCATGGTGCCACGTCCGGTCGTGACCGGCACGTCGCCAGACGTGGAGATCAAAGTCGCCGGCGACAAGGACCCGAACGACTTCACCAACTTCTCCTACGACCGCGTCCAGGCCGGAGGCCAGGTCGTCGTGCCGCAGACGAAGTACATGGAGCAGTGGGATACCGATAAGCTCACTACGCTTCTCACGCTCACCGCCTACGAGATGATAGGCGAGACGAAGAACAGTCCCGTTGACTTCCCGGAGCTTGCCACGCTGGGCGAGCAGACGCAGAGCCTCGTGTCGAACCGTGAGCCGTTCGTCAGCCGCGCCGCATTGATCCGTGCTCAAGTCAACGGCGTGTTCGCCACGGCGGGCGTCCCCGAACTGTCGTGGGACTCGCTGTTCCCGTACACGCCGCAGGACATCGCCTCCATAGGCGACGCGCTCGGCAAGGGTGCCACCCCACAGGTGCTGCGCCGCTACAACCTGTCGTAAGGAGGAAACGTTTGCTTACGGTAAACCCGAACTGGCGTCGAGCCGTGAAGCCGAAAAGCAACGTCGCCATCATCGCCGCGCAGTACGTGAACTGGAGCGGTGGCAGCATACTGCCGTTCCAGATTCGGTTTCTCAACGAGGCGTTCGCACAGGACAAGCATGGCAAGTGGAAGTATCCGCGTGTCGCATTGAACACTCCACGACAGAACGGCAAAACGAAGCTGCTGACCGCGCTCATCGTCTACGCCATGTACGTCATGCACGCCTCCATACTCGTCACCGCACACGAGATGAGCGTAGTGCACAAAATCTATGAGGACGTGTTCGACACCATCTCGCACAGCGAAGAGCTGAACGCTGAACTCAAGGCTGACGGCGGCAAGTTCGCGTCCGGTGCAGGCAAAGAGTACATTCGGCTCTCCACTGGCGGCACCGTGTCATTCCGTTCACGGCGCAACCCCTCAGCCGGCATGGGCGGCACCTACGATATCGTCATCTTCGATGAGGCGCAGGAACTCAAAGCCGACTACGAGGGCATGATCACCAAGACGCTCAAAACGAAGCCCAACGCGCTCGTCGTCTACACTGGTACTCCGTTCCTACCCAATTCGATAGGTGACACGTTCAACATTCTGCTCGACACCGCGAGCGAGCAGGATGGCGTGTACGCCGTGCGCTACGGCATCGATGATGAGATGGCCGACCTGACCGACAAGAGCCTGTGGTCGCTCACCAACCCCTTGTACCCCAAGGTCATCGACGATAGCGCGTTCCTTAACGACCTCGCCGTCGCCCGACAGAACGGGGCTGCAGGACTGCTCGACATGCGCATACAGGACCTCGGCCTATGGTGGAAGGATAAGATACCGCCAGCCATCCCCGCTGAACTCTGGCAGGCAGCCACGCTGGACATCGCCAACGACCCGAACACGAACGTCATAGCCATCACCAGCGATCCCATGAGCGGTACGCTCGCCATGAGCGTCGCCTCCATGACAGCGGAAACCGTGGATGGCACGGAGTCCTATCCGAAATGGCGGTATATTACCGGTGAGATCATCTCCGAGCGCAGCTCGAACGAGAGCTGGAAGTGGATAGGTGAAGCAGTCAAGGGCATGCCTCGACACACGGTGATTATTCTCGACGCGGGCGCGTTGAACAAGCCGCTCATGGAATACATTCCCGGCTCCATGGACGTGGTGCAATTGAACAATCAGGAGTTTCTGGCCTCCCAGCAGGGGTTCATGGACGCTCTCAATGATGGCCTGTTCAAACACCCGAACTCGCCCGACTTGACGGATGAGGTGCGTAACGCGCAGAAGCGCCCCTCCGGTGACCTGTGGAAGTTCGATGCGATCAGGCAGACGCATGATGATGGCAGGCCGGCCACGGTGACCGGTTTGAAGGGGCTTGCGGAGGCTGTCTGGTATCGTAATGTGAACAAGCCGCAGGAGAAGACCCGCAGGACGGTGTACGCGTGAGTCGCGGTCATGACAGTAGCCTGTACAGGTCGAACCGGGCTGCGCTCCGGCGCAGGTCACGCGAGCTGAACGCGCCGTGTGCTTACTGTGGTATGCCCATCGACTATGATGCGCCGCCGTCGAGTCCGATGGCGTTCACCGCCGACCACGTGGTGCCCGTTCATGCTGGGGGTTCGGATCGTATGGAGAATCTGGTGGCGGCCCATGCCCGGTGCAATAGGGCGAAGTCGGATCGGACGGTGCAGAGCAGGTCGAGGACGAAGACGAGCGCGACACGCCGATGGTGGTAGGTTCCGATGATGTGATAGAATATGAGTGGTTCGCGGAGATCACCTCTCGTCGGATAGACGAACGCCTGACTCCTTCCTTGTTGGCTGGGCCTCTGCGAACCATCTGGCCCGGATAGCTCAGCAGGTGAGAGCAGATGCCTTATAAGCATCAGGTCGGTGGTTCAAACCCATCTCCGAGCACGCAGTTTCAGTAGGCTATGAGTTGGCTGCCTGAGCAATCAGGCATTGGTTATCCGTGACCACCAACGAGCTGAACGGCATAGCGGATACGCGAGGTGCGATACCTCGCATTTAAACTTACCTCCCCGGCAAGTGCGCAAGTGCCGGATATACAAGTAACACGCACTGAGGGCGGCCGCTTTCAAACCTTTTGCGGCGCGGCCCTCTTTTTTTGTTTTTTACACGAAAACACTTGACAAGTGTGATACAATGGAGTACAGGCCGCCAGCACGGGGCAATGAGGTTGCGGGACCGTATAAAAACCCGAATGAGGCGAACCCAGCCGTGACACAACAGGGAAGTTGAATCACGCACATCAATAACTGGGAGACAATCACCTCATGGCACTTACAACCATCGGCATAACACCCGACTTCGTTTCCAACGATCTCATCTCCGAACAGACGAACCCCTCCGCGCTCGCCAGAATCGCATCGCCCACACCGCTCGACCTGCAAGGCAAGGACACTCAGGTCATCAACTTCGACGGCGAAATGCAGATCTTCGCCGAAGACTTCGCCGGAGCAACCGCCAACGAGACCACGAAGAAGTCCAACGATGCGACCAACACCTCGCAGCGCATCACACCCATCACGTTCCAGTACAGCCAGCGGTTCCCGAAGCGGTTCCTCACCATGTTCGGCGCGAACGCCTACAACAACCACGGCGAAGGACTGACCTTCTCGGCAGGAATGCCGCAGTCCGTCATGGCACAGATGATCACCAACCCCTACCAGCAGAACATCCTCGGACAGTTCCGCACCGCAGTCAACGCCGCAGCAGGACGCGCGCTCGACTATGCGGGCATCTTCGGCCTCAACCCCTACGACAAGGCAGCGTCGCAGGTAGCCCGAATCAACGACTTCATGCTCAACCACGCCAGCAAGATCACGTGGACTCCTCCGTCCAAGCCGACCCCAGGCGACACGGCCGCATCCGCCGCACTCCGCCAGACCGTTCGCGACCTCGGCGAGAATCAGGCCGACTACGATCTTCAGGGTGCTATCACCGGCACCTACATGGGCGCTCTCGGCGACGAGACCACGACCATCGGATCGTCCGGCACGTTCGCCGGAGGCATCCCTCTGGCCGCGACTCAGGTCAACATCGCCAACGTGCCGTTCGCCGTCTCCCCCACCGTAGCCAATGATGCAGCGGCAACCGGATCCGGCGCGCTGACCGACCTGAAGCTCGACGGCGTGGTCGGCTCGTTCCGCAACCGGTTCAAGTACGGCGTCATTCCGCTGACCGGCATCGAAGTGTTCGACGTCGGCAACCCGGACGGCAAGGCTAACGACCTCGCGGCCGTCAACCAGGTGCTGCTCCGCGTCGAAGTCGCCATCGGCTGGGGCTTCCTCGGCGGCTCCGACAAGTTCCGCGCCATCGTCCACTCCACCAAAACCGGCGCCTGAGTCGAAACCACTGATTAAGGAGTAATCACATATGGCACTTCTGCAAAACACCAAGAACGTCGGCGCATCCAAGCCGTATAAGGACGGTACGCGGTCCGGGTACATCTGGATAGCGCCCGCAGGTACCGCGCTGCCAGCCAAGTACGACGATCAGCTGAACACGGCGTTCGCCGGACTCGGATACATGAGTGATGATGGGCTGACCGAACCAGCCGCACTGTCGCCCGGCGACAACGTGAACGACGCTGGCGGCGAGCAGATATTCCAGTATGATCCGACGTTCGCCAAAACGTGGACCGGTACCGCCGTCGAATCGAAGAACGTCGACCTGCTCAAGGCCGCATTCGGATCCGCCAACGTGACCGTCGACGCCACCACCGGCATGGTCACCTACTCCGAGTCGGCCATCAGCCCCGAGCATCACGTCATCGTCGTGGACGAACTCGTGCGCGGCAAGCGCGTACGCCACGTCATGCCCGACGCCACGTTCATGATAACCGACGACGTGAGCCACGTCTCCACCGCGCTCGTCTCCTACGGTTTCACCATCACCGCGTACGCCACCGACAGTTATCCTGCGCAGCGCACGTTCATGGAGCCGGATACCGTTCCGCATCCGTAAGACCTGAACGCATTCAATACCACCCCGCATCAGGCGTCATCGGGTTCGCCCGGTGCGGGGTTTCTCTTTACCAAACCCGATTCCAATAACCATAGGAGCAACCCGATATGACAGCCAGCAAATTCGACATAGCGGTCACCGACGATGGCGGCGAAAAGCTCGCCAAACTACTCACCAACGCGAAGTTCGTCCGCATCGTCAACTCCACCGACACCGGCGACGTGCTGCAATCGGAACTCATGCTCATACGGTTCATGCAATCCCTCTACGGTGACGACAATTATCTGAAGCTCGAAGACCATTACGACGGCAACATCACCGGCATGTGGGAATTCACGGAGGGAAAACTCAAGACGCTTGGGGAATCAGCCCAAGCCGAATAATGCTGGCAGGGGATGTTCTCTCATGGCCCGCCGAACTGCTCGCCTCATTCGCAGGACAGTACGGCAGTCCAATAGGATACCCCCTGCTGGTCAGGGCCAAACTCGTAGGAACCTACGGCGTGATAGCCCGAATGCTGGACGTGGTGCAGCGCAATGTCGTAGCACCCTACGCGTCGAAGAACAAGCCCCCGCAGATGATACTGCCCGACCCTGAGAAGAACCGGGATCAGCGGCGTGGATACGACAAGAACGAACTCGATGACATTCTAGGCATAGGACGTCGAGGGGCGGGAGTGGATGATGGCGAAGGCTTCGATAGCCACAGCGTGGATACAGGTACTGCCGTCTCTTGACGGCCTCCAGTCCGCATTGGTCAAAGCGTCGAGAGGGTCGACGCTCACGCCGAAAGTCACCATCCCCTCCACCGCGTCCAGCATGTTCAACAAGTCCGGTTCGCTGCTCGGCAACCTGTTCTCCACCTCGTTCAGTAAGAGCAATGGCAGCGGTATGACCGGCGCGTTCGGTCGCATCTTCAACGAGCTGACCGGCAGCTCAGCCAAAGCAGGACGCAGTTCAGCCTCATCGTTCGCCACCGGGTTCTCCGGCTACATTGGAGCCGGTGGACTCGGCACCTACCTGCGTCTCGGCGCACTGGGCGCAGGTCTCGCCGTCGCCGCCAACCAGGTAGCCAATATAGGCTCCAAGATCGTCGACCTCGGCAACCAGTGGGGCAAGACCAACGCAATGGTGAAGAACGCCATCGGAAGCAACGGCGACTTCAACAAGTCCATGAACGACACGCTCGGCGTCGCCAACGAAATCGGCACCAGCGTCCAGTCAGTCGCTGAAGAAGCATCCCGTCTCGTCCAGCTCGCCCCCAATACGATACCCGATTATAAGACGTCACTGAAGTTCCTCCGCCTGCTCGACATGGACATGATATCCACGGGCGCTGACTCTTCCGAAGTCGCATCCGTCATGCGGCAGGTCACACAGGCGCTCGGCAAGGGTATTGTCAACGGAGACGAGCTGAACTCCATCATGGAGAACAGCCCGCAGATCGCCCAACTGCTCGCCAAGCACCTGCACGTCAGCGTAGGCGAACTGAAGCAGCTTGGCAAGGAAGGCAAGATCAGCGGCAACGACCTGCGCGACGCCGTGCTCGAAAACGCCGACTTCATCCAACAGCAGTTCGAGAAGATGCCTATGACCGCGAATCGCGCGGCCACCGAAATAGCTAACATCTTCCAGGTGAAAACGGCTCAGGCAGGTATCGACATCAGCACCAACATCGGTGAAGGATTGAAAGGCCTCACCAAGTCGGGGGTCGTGGACGCGGTAGCTGACTACATCACCAAGCTCGTCCCGGTGAGCAAGGCGGTAGGTCTCGCCATGGCGAACATTGCCACGCAGTTCGCGCCAGCCATAACCAGCGCATTGAACTCTCCGACCATAACCAAAGGGCTGGGTGCTCTTGAAGACTTCTTCGTCAACCTGTCCAACATGAGTTTCGACCGCATGGTCGACAGTCTGAAGAACATCGGCACGATGATTGGCATAGCCGGCGGCATCGCCCTCGCCGTAAGCGGCAAGCTGCTCGGCTCCATACCGCTCGTCGGCGGCGCGCTGGTGCGAGTGAGGAACGCAGTCGTCAACGTGACCAGCGCGTTCGCCACCATGGGAGGCGAAGCCGTATCCGGTTTCGGCAAGCTCATCTCCAAGGCAGGTGACGCAGTCTCCGGATTGTCCAGACTGTTCGACGGGTTCGGCAATGCGAACAAGCAGACGAAGATATTCCAAAGCAAGATAGACGCCATGGATTTCTCCGCCATGCCGAAGAAGTTCCAGAAGGCGATCGAGGAGATGACGAACGGCTCCGGCTCGTTCGACAAGCGTCTCGGCAACCTGTCGAATACCGTGAACGCGTTGAGCGATGACGCGAAGACGAAGCTGCCCAATGGGTTCACCACGGCGTTCAAGGAGCTTGTCAACGGCTCCGACAACACTTCCAAGGATATGGCGGACAGCTTCGCCGGTCTCCCGCAGCTCATCAAGGCGAAGATGAAGGACATTGAGTCCATCGCCAACGACTCGCTGTCCATACGCTACGGCGTGCAGGGGCCTGACGTAAATACCGTGCGCACGAAGATAGCGGCCACCTTCTCCAAGCTCACCGGCATCAAGATCCCCGACTTCCTCACTCCAGCGGTCGGCGGGTTCGTGTCGTCCGCCAGCAACATGCTTGTCGGAATGACCGCAGCAGTCGTCAACCCCATCGCCAAGGGCGTGCAGGATGCGAAGCCGTGGTTCAAGCAGATGCAGGACTCCGTTGCGTTCATGAAGGCCGGCATGGACGGTTTCACCATGGACGACTTCGACCGGAGCATCGGACATGCCGCAGCCGAGATAGTGGGCTTGGGCGGATTGTGGCACATCCTGCCAGATGGGGCGCAGAGAGAACTGTCGCTCATACCGGGTGCCGTAGCGCGTACCATCGGCGTAGTACCAGGCATGGTGAAGGATGGCATGGCGAATGCCATGGCATCCATGGGCGACGCAGCCTCCAATGTCGTTGCCAAGGTCAAGTCGGCTGCCGGAAATATCCCCGCCCCGTTCAAAGCGGCCGGGTCGCTCGCAGGCAACTACTTGAAGTCCAGCTTCTCCATCGTCGGCGGTACCATCGACGGCCTGAAAACACAGTTCGGGTCCCTCGGCTCAGCTGGCATGAAGGCGTTCGGACTCATTGGGAAGGCTGCGCTCAAGATCAACGGAGCTGCCCTGAATGGCGTTGGCGCGGCAATAGGAGGCGTCGGTAAGGCGATATCCGGTGTGGGGCGCATGGCGTCCAGTCTCGGCGTCACCGCCGCGCTCACGTCCGCCGTCACCGCAGGGTTCATGCAGCTGTTCAACACGGACCCGGCGAAGCTCGGTGACGCGTTCAACCAGATGTCCGCGAACATCGTTGGCGGCATGAACAAGATCACCACCCAACTGCCCGCCATGGAAACAGGGTTCGCCGACGTGCTCCCCGGACTCGTATCCAGCGTGACCGCCGCTCTACCCGCGCTGCTCGCCTCTATAACCGGCGCTCTGACCACCGTTATCAGCGCGGTCGTATCGCAGATGCCGCAGCTCATCAGCGCGTTCCTCACCGTATTCAACTCGATTGCGAGCGCGCTCCCAACCATACTCCCACTGCTCGTATCCGCGTTCGCGTCGCTCGTCGGAAGCCTCGTAAGCGCCATACCGAGCATCATGAGCACGCTCGTCAACGCGTTCACCCAGATACTCGCCTCACTTCCGAACATCATCACGGCCACGCTTCCAGCTTTCATGGCTCAGATCGGGACCATGTTCACGCAGATCGGAGCCATGCTGCCAGGGTTCGCCCAGCAGATAGCCGCGCAGCTGCCAGCATTGTTCAACGCGATATCCTCAGCGCTCCCCGGAATGCTGAACAGTCTTATCGGCGGTCTGACGGCGCTCATTACGGGCGTCGTTCAGATGCTGCCCACGTTCATCCCGGCGCTCATCACGGGCGCATTGCAGATGGTGACCGGACTCGTGGCGGCATTGCCGCAGATCGTCCAGACGCTGGTAGCAGCGCTGCCTGCGATAATCACGGCGATCATCGGCACGCTGAATGCGAGCATCCCCGTTCTTGTACAGGGTGTCATCGGCATAATCAACGCTCTGGTGACCGCGCTCCCGCAGATCATACAGGCATTGGTAGCCGCGCTACCCAGCATCATCACAGCATTGGTTGGCGGGCTAGCGAGCAACGTTGGCATCCTCATCCAAGGAGCAGTGCAGCTTGTGGTAGCATTGGTCGCCGCGCTCCCGCAGATCATCGTGGCGCTCATCAACGCGCTGCCCAGCGTGTTGCAGGCTGTCGGAAGTGGACTCATACAGGCGTTCCCCATCGTCGTGCAAGCGTTCGGCACCGGTATCGTCTCCATAGCGCGTGCGCTGCCACAATTGTTCATAAGCGTCATCAGCGCGATACCAGCCATACTCGGTTCCATCGCCGGAGCGTTCGCCAGCATCGGCGGCATGATACTCTCACACTTCAAGGACATCCCCGGACTCATCAAGGGCGCGTTCAACGGGGCCGGTGACCTGCTGGTCGACGCAGGCAAGGCGATACTCCAAGGCTTCCTCGACGGCCTGAAAAGCATCTGGAACCACATCACCGATTTCGTCGGCAGCATTGCCGGGTGGATCAAGGACCATAAGGGTCCCGTCTCCTACGACCGTCGGCTGCTCATCGAAAACGGCGAAGCCATCATGACGTCGCTCAACGTGGGTCTCGGCAAGGGCTTCAAGCCAGTCATGAGCAACGTGAGCGGCATGGCCGACACGATACGCGAAGCCATGCCCAACGCAGTAGACCCACTGTACGGCGCTGGACTCGCCTACGGTAGTATTGGACAGTACGCTGGCGCTGCGGCGCAATCGGGCGGCAACAATTACATCAACATGCCCGTGCAAGTGGAACGCGCCGACGATGACCTGTATACGGCGGCACCGCAAATATACCGGAGCCTCAAGGCGGCCATCCAGTAGGAGGACACATGAGAACATTCAGAATCACATTGTCGCACGGCAGTGAGAGTATCACGTTCGACGGGGCTGGCGCTCGCAGCGGAAGTATGTTCCACGTTCGCAGGGACGCCATAGAAGGATTATGGTCCAGTCCAGCATCTAAAGTGAGCCTCACCGAACGGGAGACAGCGAACGGCGCTTCACCCATTTCGGACGGCGAGACCCTATACGCGGCGCGCACCGTGGTTATCCCGTTCGCCATTCAGTCGAACTACAATCATACTGATCTCATCCGCGCCCGCATACTGCTCGGACGACTCATCGGCTGGCATGACGTCCGCATGGACATCAATGATGACGGTGACGAGACCGTGCTGTTCGGGTATATTGAGGCGAAGTATTCGGATATTCCCTACGACCATGCTGACGCGGGTACTATCACGCTGGTCTGTCCTGACCCGCGTAGGGTGTCGAAGCATGTGTCGACCGTCACGATGAACACGTCATCGAGTAGTCTCGGCGGACTGAGCTTCGGCGCATCCAACGCCGGCCTCGCCTTCCCACTCGACTTCGGACAGACGGGCAACATGGGCAACACGGGCATGATCGTCAACAACGGGTCCTACGCTGCCATGCCCGTCATAACCGCCCACGGGTGGCTGAACGGGGGCCTTACCATACACTGGAATACCAGCGACGGCAACGAGGGAGACCTAAGCTTCAACGGCAACGTGGGGAACGTACCCGTGACCATCAACACCGATACTCACAGTGCTATAATGGGAGGGTTGGACGTATCATACCAGCTCGGCTCCCGTGACTGGCCGAGAATACCCGCAGGCGGCTCATGCAGCTTCGCACTACTCGCCTCAGGCGGCGGCTGGGTCTCAGTCCAGTCGCACGACACGTACATGTAAGGACAGCATAACACATGAGCGGCTCACTCGCAACAAACCTCGACGCCAACGGTAATGGTCTCACCGCACTCGACTATCGCAGGATACTGCAAGGCTTCTACCCGAATCCCGGCATTGTCAAAGGCGGCGCGGTAACCGGGAACAGTTCCCTCACCTACCATGTGTCGCCTACCGTCGCCGTCATAGACCGTGGGTCGGACGGCACGCGACTCGTCTACTATGCTGGCGGGGATACTCCAGCCGTGGCGGCCGGTGACGCCTCGAACCGGCGTATCGACGTCATCTGGCTGAAAGCGAACGACCCAGCTCTGGACGGCGATTCCAAGGAAGTCATCATCGGCGTCACGCAAGGGACCCCGTCAGCCAACCCGGTCGTCCCCGCGCTCGACTCGGGCAAGTTGGCGCTCATGGAGAAGCTGGTGCAGCCCGGCACGACCAACCTGTCCACGGGTAGCGCGAATAATAGGTCCTATAATTATGCGATACCCTATGGGTCCAGTATCGGACTTCTCGGAGAATCATGGCAGCGTATGGACGGGACCGGCGACCCGACACGCTCCAAGCATTACTATGAGCAGCCCATAGACTTCTGGCTTCCCACGGACCGTCTCATTGAATTCCAATTCTGGGTCAACTACAGTGCCAGTGACGCTAAACTATCCGAATGGGCCATACAGTTTCAGGTTGATGGCGTCGGCCTCGACCATGCAGCATCACTGTTCTCCTCAGGACAGTCATGGGAGACGCATTATGCGTCGTATATTGCCACCGTGTCCGCAGGGTCGCATACGGCGCGCATCGACAGTTGGCTGCAATACGGGTCAGCACCAGCATTTCACTTCAACGGTGACGGTACCCATGATCCGCTGTGGGTCGGAAGACGCTTCCAAGTATGGGATAGGGGCGTGGCGAAGTGACCTACGAGTACTATCTCACCGACATCCACACCGGGCAGATAGGGTCGCGCATCAACCTCGGCAACGTCTCATGGTCCAAAACCGTGGGCGACTCGTCATTGACTACGAAACCCGGCAAGCATGTCGGCAAGGATGAAGTATCACAGGTGGATGTCAAATGGTCCGAGATACCCGGAGACACGCCACGACGCAAGTACGAGTCGATAGAACCAGACCGCAAGGGCATCGTCATGATGGACGTCACCGACGAGGATCGTAGGCGCGGTCTCATCGGACAACCAGTCATATGGGGCGGCATCGCCAACCACACGCCCGACACGCGCGACGGAACCACCATACAGTTGGACAGCATCTACTCGATGCTCGCCAGCCGCTACGTGATACGCGAAGGAGACTTCACCGAACACGCGCGCCAAGCATGTGCTTGGCTACTCGAAAATGACCATGCGCGGAATCATGGCTGAAATTGGCAGACTCTGCTTCGACCTGAAACCGGGCGGCTCCGCACCCGTCGACTGGAATTATCTCGGCGAACAGCATAAACACCAGCCCGGCGAAGACAATAATCTCCACGCCCGATCCTACTGGGCGTGGAACGTACAGAACCTATCCGGGCAGGATGTGTTCGACAAGCTGCGCGGCGTCATCGACGGCGTCGACTGCCAGTGGCGACCGTACCTCACCGCGTCCGGCGACTACGTGCGCAACGCGTTCATCGCCGGTTCCGACGAGGAGAAGCGGCTCCCGTTCACGGGACGGCCCATCACGTTCACCTCGTTCCGAGGCGGCGGCAACCTCGATAAGGTGAGCATCGACAACGCGCAGGCCATAAACAGATGGTATGGCACGGGAGCCGGGGATGACGCGGAGACATTGACGTACTTGGCTCAGGACCTGAGCATGGTTAACGGCCCTGGTCATTACATGCTGCGCGAAGGGGCGTACAGTGACACGGACGACGACAAGCTTGACCTCCTGAAAAGCGGCGTGGACGGGAAACTGGACACGTGGCGCAGACCAATCATGCAGTTGAGCGGACAGTTCAGCATCAACGACGCGACGCTGCCTCGCCTCTCACTCATCAACCCGGGCGAACCGTGCTATATCGACCTGTACGACTGGCCAGATCTGCCAGACGGCCATTACCCGTCGTACATCGAGGAGTTGACCGGTGACGGCAGTGACATGGTGAAGGTGAAGTTCGCCGTGCAGACGATACCGTATTTCGATTAGGAGCATCAATGGATCATCTTATTCTCAACAATGGGAGCGACGGAGCGGCGCTCGCCGAAGTGGCGTTGAAGGCGCTGCGTGAAGCGCGGAACTCGAAGACGAGCAACAGTGGCAGCATCTTCGTGTCTGACAGGCAGACGGATGATAATGGCATCGCACTGGGCACGGGCACTATTATCAACGGTGTGGATGGCGGCATCCAGCCGTGGGTTGGGGATACGACGCCTCCGGGTAAGCCGACTGGACTGTCCGTCAGCTCGAAGAACGCCGCCGTGATCGTCAGCTGGGACGGCAGCATGGAGGGCGGGAAGCCACTCGACTGGGGTCACCTCCAACTGCTCGCCACTGACGACAAGGGCAACAACTATGATTTCGGTGTCCTGTATGGATCTGGTTCCCAGCAGCTCGCGGACCTGACTCCGGGCGCGAAGCTTACCATATGGGCGATAGGCTATGATGATGCGCATGATGCGCATGGCAAGAGTGCGCCGAACGCTTCCACTCCGTCTGACAGTCTCACGGTGACGGTCGAGTCGGCTGTGGACCCGAAGGACATTGAGAAGGCCCAGTCGGACGCTCAGACCGCGTTGAACCAGCTCGCGGGCGAGTTGCAATCCAATCTTGGCAACCAAATATCGCATGCGATTAACGGATCTACGAATTACTATGCGCAGACATCGGACCCGTCGAATCCACCTTCCACCGGCTGGTCAACTACGGCTCCAACTTGGGTTGACGGTATGTATATTTGGGTGAAGACCACGGTGACAAAAGGTGACGGCAGTCAAGATACCACCGCACCTATCGTGGTGACGGGTAACACTGGTGCTCAGGGTAAACCGGGTGCCGATGGTGCTGATGGTGCGCCGGGCAAGGATGGTATCGGTGTCACGAATACGACGGTGACGTATCAGTCTGGCACGAGCGGAACCACCGCACCTACCGGGACATGGAGTGCGTCAGTGCCGATCGTCACTCCGGGGAACTGGCTGTGGACTCGTACAGTCTGGAAGTACACGGATGGCACGAATGAAACCGCTTACTCCACAGCTCACATCGGCAAGGATGGAAACACCGGTAATGATGGTGCACCGGGCAAGGATGGTGTGGGCATCGAATCAAGCGTGATATCCTACGCTTCCTCGGCATCCGGTACATCGGCCCCGTCAAGCGGATGGCAAGCGATGCCGCCCAATGCTGCTGCTGGCATGTACGTGTGGACGCGTACCGTTTTCACGTACACGGACAACACTTCAGAGACTGCGTATTCTGTTGGCATGATAGGCGCCAAAGGAGACAAGGGCGACACGGGTCATCCGGGTGCGCAGGGCGTCAGCGTCACTTCGGTGACCCGCTGGTATGCGCTTGGCTCATCGACACCCGCGAAACCAATCGTCCAGAAACCGTCAAGCCCGTGGACTACCACCGAGCCAGCATATACGGTTGGCGTGAATCTCTACTATGCGGATGTCGTAGCCTACTCGAATGGGCAGTTCAGCTGGTCGAATGTGCAACTGTCTAGTAGCTACAAGTCTGCTACCACGGCAATTAACACGGCAAACAGTAAAAGCACCATCTTCGTTCAGTCAGCCACACCTACCGCGTCCACGGATAATGATTTCTGGTTCCAGCTCAATGGGTCGGGTAATGTGATCCACTTGTGGAAGTCAACTGCGGCTGGTAGTGGTTCGTGGGCGAAGTACGTGGTCGTGGCCGACCAAATATTCGTTCCCAGCAGTGTCGGGACCATCAGTCTGAGTAATGGCGCGGTGACCGCCGATAAGGTCACCGCTAGTGAAGCGTTGCTCACGAAGCTGCTCGTCAGAGAATTGAATGCTGACGATATTGACGTAGGGAGCTTGGCAGCCGCTATCGTCACATCGGGATTATTCCGCACTGCCGCATCCGGGGCTCGTGTCGTCGTGGACTCGACTGGTATCAAAGCGTATGACACGAACGGTAATGTTACATTCCAAGTCGATTCAGCCACTGGTAAAACGACGATGGTCGGCGGCATGGCTACTGGCGTGTCAGGTCAAAACCGGGCTGTTGTCGGATACAATAATAAAACTCAGCAAGGTGAGCTTACGATTATTGGTTCTGATGACGCACCTATATTCTCTATCAATGGAGGCCAAGCATCAAAAACAAGGTACGCCTACCTGATAGTAGCCAACCCACAAGGTCCCACCCCGGACATACGGATATCGAATACTGGTGCAGTTTCTGGGGAAACAAGTATTGAATTCAACGCGGACGAAGTGTGCCTCAACAAGCATGATTTGACGTCGAAGGAAAGATGCGTGTTCAACTGGGAAAGCAGTTGGTCCGGGCGTATGCTAACAGTGGACCCGGTTATCTGGAAGGAACATTCGAATTTCAGTATGTCACGCGGATGGTATCTTATCGAAGCATACGTACGCACCAATGGTGTCGGCAAGGAATACCACCTCGACATGCTCGCCAAGAGGACAGACGGCACGCTCATGGACACTTGGGCGATGAACCTTCCTATGCCATCGAGGGGAATTGGCAACATGAGTTGCTCGCAGATGGTGTATGTGGAGGATAACAGTGTCGACCTTGCCGCGCAACTCTACTCACGCGATTACGGCAGCAACCCTCGAATGTTCGTCGATAACGACAGCAAGTGGTCACTCTACTATCCGAAGCATGCACTGTCACGGTATTTTCGCATATTCGCCATGTGACGGTTGTGAACCACAGACACGAAGAGACGTCCGAGAATGACATCGGTGGGCCGGTAGCACGTTCATCTTCCCGGACACGTCGACCTGATGTCACATATATTGCACAATGTCAAGTGGTATAATAGCATGTGGACATGAAACAGGAGAGCATATGGACGGAACCACCAATACTGCCCTTCGCATACGACGGAAGGCAGTGCGATTCACCGACCCGGCCACCAGTCCGTCGAGTCCACGCCGGATGGTAGGTGACTGCGGATGATGCTGCATGAAGAGTCCGTCGTCACCATCCTATCCGCAATAATCGGGTCCAGTGCGCTCGGCGGAATCGGCGGGTGGATGGCGCAGAAGCTGAAACGCCACCGGCACATGGTCACCAGCGAAGACCTGAAACAAATCGAAGACAAGCTCGACAAGGACTACGACCATTTCACCGACATCGACGGACACCTGGAAACACTCGACCAGAACATGAACGAGGTCATGCTCATCAACCTGCGGCAATGCATCTTCGCCAACCCGCGCGACAGGAACGCGCAGGAGAGCATACTGCAATCCGGCGAGCAGTATTTGAAGCTCGGCGGCAACGGCGTGGGGCACATCAGACTCAACCAGGTACGCGAGGATTATGCGAAGCGTCTCGAATACAATGATTGGGATTACACGCCCGGACACCATCCGGGGGAAGGAGGCGACAATTGAACGGCATAGACATATCATCCTACCAGTCAGGCATCAACCTGAGCGTGGTGCCCGCCGATTTCGTGATAGTGAAGCTCACGGAGGGCACGGGCTACGTGAACCCGGATTGCACGCGAGCCGTCAATCAGGCGCTCGCGGCAGGCAGGCTCGTCGGCGGCTACATGTACGTGTCTGGCGGCAACGCGATCGCGGAGGCGGACCATTTCATCAGCGTCGCCAGACCATGGCTTGGCCGCATCACCCTGTGGGTCGACTGGGAGTCGGGCGGCAATTCGGCGTGGGGCAACATGGCGTATCTGGACGCGGTAGTCAAACGCATCAAAGCCGTGACCGGCAGGACGGTCGGCATCTACGCGTCGTCAGGCGTATTCCCTCGCGCGGTGGCCGCAGCCAACGGCTCGCCCACGTGGGTCGCGCAGTATGCGAGCATGACTCCCACCGGCTACCAGTCGAACCCGTGGAACGAGGGCGCGTATCAGGCGAATATCCGCCAGTATTCTAGCGCCGGTCGCCTGAACGGTTGGGGCGGAAGCCTCGACATCAACAAGTATTATGGTACAAGAGAACAATGGCTCGCATGGGCCGGAAACGAGGATGATATGGCATTAACCGATGACGACATTATGAGAATATGGACGCATAAGCTGCCAAACGGAGCGTGCGTGCGTGACTGTCTCGCGCCTGCGATCAACGACATCTTCGAGATGCACGACACAGGAATGACGCCCGGGCAGTGGCTGCACAAGCTGCCCAATGGGCGCTATGCACGCGACATCGTATCGGACGCCACCAGCGACGTAATCCATATGCACGACTCGATGATCCCCGAACTCAAGGCGCAGAACACGGCGCTCACGGCTGCCGTGGAGGCGCTGTCCAAGAGCGTTGGCGCTAACCCTGATGATCTGTCGAAGGTCGTCGCGGATGCTGTAAGGGACAAACTCAACAAGACCGTCATCACGGTGACGGCGAAGGAGCAGTAACATGAACGATGTGGCAACACCAACGGTTACCGAAGTGGAGACGCCTGAGGTCACGGCGGTACCGACGCCGACGGTTTCCGACGCGACAAAGGAACTGGAGTCCGCGGGCGGCTACGTCCCCACGTTCAACGAGCTGACGCGAACCGTCATCTACGTTGTGTGCGGCATACTCGGGCTGCTCGGAGCGGCGTGCGCTGTCGCCTCCTATACGACTAGTGGCCCTGCTTGGCTGACGGTCGCGTCTGTCGTGCTGGGCTTCGCAGCCCCGTATGTGGCGAACATGTTCGGCGTGGCCTACAACCCGTTGAAGATGGCTAGCCGCTGACGAATAAACCCCCTCGGTGATTCGAGGGGGTTTACTGTATCCTGATACTAGAATGCCAATGAGTTGGCTAGGCGGTATCTCTGCTTCTCAATGATATCGGAGACATCGTTGTATGCGTCGACATAGTAGCCCTTGACGATTCTTTCTAGCGTGAGCTTATGCCAGTCGTCGAAGTCGCTGCTATCGATCATGCCGACCATGAGATGCTGTATCTTGCGGCCCACACTGGGCTCAACGCAACCATTTCCACAAGCGCGGCCCAAATACCAGCGTGCCTTCTCAAGGTCCTCTGTCCTATTCCCCTTGTCATCGCACCGCCACACGTATTTGAACGCGTTGGCTGCGAGCGACGGCATGAGCTCGGTGAACATGATGCACTCCAAGTCCGCCTTACGACCAGTATAATGCTTCGGATGGTTCACCTCATCATCCGTATCGGTCTTGGCGGTATCCTCCGCCTTGATAGGGAACGTGAAGTAGAGATTTTCTACATGGTCTCCTACTTCGCCATCACTGTCGATCACGCACCAAGATGTGGTGTCGTCTTTAGGCTCAATATAGTACGACGGCCGTATTATAATTGGATTGCACCAGTCTTGAATCTCTGATCTCATACCCGAAGATGTCGAACGACACCGTGGCATCCGCAAGGTCCTCCGAGAAGTTCAGCGTATCACCATCACTATACGGCCCATACGTGATATGCGTACCATCACCGCTTACCATAACACCCATCATGACTCCTTACCTGCCACGGCTAGTGGCTCTCTGGTTATCTCGTCAAGACTCATTCTGCCCTGTACGACATCCATTATCCTCCGATTGACTATCGTGTCAACCACGTACAGTCTCGGCGTGTCATGCTGGCCGCGTCTCGCCAGACGCGCTATCGCCTGAGTGTAATCCGCGGCAGTATACGGCAGGTCAATAAAGCACTGATCGGACATGAGCTTCTGCAAGCCGTCTACACCAGTCCCCATGCTCTGAAAATTACCCACCACGAACCTGATGCCATCACGCGGTGCCGACAGAAACTCTGGAGCAAGCATCGCGTCCGAGCGTGTGATGAACGCTGAAGCGGACGCCTTATACCGGCACCATACGAGCAGACGAGGGATATTGTTGCGTTTCGCATAGTCGATGACAGCCCGCATCTTACTGTCACCGAACCGGTATGGGTTGCCCTCCGTGTCGTAGGCGAACCCGTCATCCAATTGGGCGAGCTTGCCCGCCGCCGCCGACGCGGACGCCGCGTACACGCTGTCAGTAAGCTCGCGCGTTTTATCCCACTGTTCCATGGCTTTTAGCTCCTCCCGCGTCTTAGGCGCTGGGAGCCATGTTTCAACAGGCATAGCATACTCGGATAGTCTTACGGGCAGTACATCATGCGAGATGATGGCCGCAACACGCGCAGCCATGCCATCCCCGTACGACCATTTGGTGCGGGACACACCGTTGATCCACAGGACTGTCGGAGTTCCGTACGCTTTACTGAACGCGGTCAGCGAGCCGAACGCCTCCCCGAAATGCTTGATACGGTCAGCCTTGTGCGGGTAGAGGATGTTGCACTGCCCGTACAGGTCTTCAAGGTCCTTGCGTGTCGGCGTACCCGTCATGAGCAGCACTCGGCTCGGCCCGGTCGGAGAACAGGCGCACGGCCTGCGAGCGTTCGGAGCGCGGGTTCTTCACGTAATGACTTTCGTCAACGATGAGCGTGAACCCTCTGGGAAGGTCGGCGATACGGAAGTCGCGCGTCATCTCATAGCTCATCGCCAGCAGGACCACGATCAGCCTTTCAACGCTGATTCGAGCATCCGGCTGGCGCATGGTGCCGCGGTACGCGTAGGCAGGTGCGATTAGGACCATTGCGGCGTCTGCTTGAGCCACGTATCGACGACTCTGGCCGGGCAGATGACGATGACGAGACTGTCGTCGGCGGTAATGTCGAGCGACCGTTTCGTCTTGCCTGTTCCGGCGCTATCCAGTATAAACATTCTCATTTTCTACTCGCCAACCATTCTATGAGGAACTTGCTGTTCTTGCTTTTATTGCAGCGTTCACAAGACCATACGAGATTCCCGATATCGTTGCTTCAGATTTCATCACCGCTTCTCCTTGGTGATGCTGAGCGACATGGCTGTCTTCTCCGTCCGGTATGGGGTCAGGTCCGCCACGTGATAGTCTTCCACGAGCCGCTTCCAGTCGGTGAGGACGCGCTTCGACTCTTTCAGCACGGCTATCTTGCCCCGCGCGCTGACCGTCATGTCCGGGTGGTCTTCGAGCTGCTGCGTCAGCTGTTTGCGCCCATCCTTGGCTTTCTCCTCCCAGTCGAGGATGTTGTCGAGCAGTTGCGAGTATTGGACGGTGTCGCCATCCAGCGTGGACATGTAGTCATCGTACAGTGACTTCATATCGTTCATGGTCATGGTCACGTCCTGCGGTTCGCCTATCAGGAGCGTGTCTGCGAGCTGCCGGGAGATGTCGTCCGCGCTCATATCCTGCCAGCCGTTTGGCCGGTGGGCGAACACGATGCGATACTTGTCCGCTCCGGAGATTAACGCTTCCATCTCCGCTTGTGCCTGGTATCGTAGTTGCAGCTGCTGGCTGACGAACTCGAATCGTGTGGCGGAACTCGTTTTGATTTCGAGTATGGTGGTGACGCCTTTGATGTTGGCTGCCGCGTCGAGCGAGGCGTGGACTTTCCCGTCGAGCACCGTGTAGAAGCTGTCATCATGCCATGACATCTCATTATTGTGCAGCCGGTCGATCTCCGTGTTCTTCGGCGCGAACGTCAATCCTAGTCTCTGGGCGGCGAGCTGGGCGACATACGGCTCCCAGTCGGACCCGAAGGTTAGCGCCGACTCCAATGCCGGGATGCCGGTCGGCAGTTGCTTCGCGTGCTCGCCGGTGATCTTGTAGTTGGCGAGCGTGCTCGCACCAATGTTGTCCACGCGGGCATCCAGCCATGCTTCCCGGTTGGGAAACGTCTTGAACTCGCGTCTGACCGTACTACTCATTGCAACTCCTCCAAAATATCGTTGACCTCATTGCGGCCGGTGACCACACGGCACTCCAGCCCATGCTCGGACATGACGCGCATCTCGCGCGTCTCATCCCTCGTCGGCCCCTTACGGTCACCGTCACGTTTCACTTCTATCCAAATGACACGGCCATCACGGGCGCATACCACGTCCGGAATGCCGTTGCGTGAGGGGCTGGTGACCTTGCGCGCCCACCAGCCCCTCGATTCAAGTCCGGCCAACAGCTTCGACTGGACGTATGCTTCACGCGAATTAGCGGGCATCGCGCATCAGTATAGGACTGTTGCTGCGACGATGGTATCCGCCGATTAGCTCTATCTGAGCCAGTTGCAGCGTAAGCCAGCCACGGCATACGTTCAGCTTGGCGCAGGCTGTTGCGAAGTCGGTTTCATGTAGGCAGACTTCGATGATATCTCCTTTGCTTGGTTTTGTTTCATCCATCAGAACGCATCCACTCCACCGTCGTCAGGCTCATCGAAGTTGGCCTGTTCTGCCTTGCGGAACCGGCTGAATACGTAATGCGTGTCGGGCCGCTTCTCCAGTTTCTCAACCATCACGCCGGAGAGGAAGTAGATGGCCTTCGACTTATCACGGTTCGCTTTCACGTTGATGGCGGCGACGACCTGCGTGCCGTCGCCCGGCTCCTCGTCCAAGTGGATAGGTTGGCCGTTCACGTCAACGACGTCCACGTCGAACTTGGAGCGCGCGTCGATCAGCCACTTGCCAGGCGCGACAGGCGTGCCGTCCCTGCGCGTCACCGCGTCGCCGTCGCCCAGTTTCATGCTCTCACGGTTCGCGTGCACTCCGGCGCGTTTCACCGCGTCCACGAGTGTCTTGAACGTCGGGTCGTTAGGGTCCTTCGGAATCCCAAGCTGCACGCCGTAGGATGCCGCGTTGTCCACGTCCTTCTGGGTTCCGCCGCGCTGGATGATGCTGTCGCGCAGTCCGTCTCCAGCGGGCTGCTTGGCTTTGAGGTGAATCATGCTCGCCTCGGACCCGATTTCGATGATGTTGGCTTCCTGTGCCATGATTGGTTCTCCTTACTCGAACTCGTCAATACTATTAGTGGTGGTGGCGTTTTGTGCTCCCGCGAGGATGCGGGGGTCCACGGTGGGACGCGGGGTGTACGCCCTGACTGTCAGCGGTGCATCCGGGTCGTCAGGGTCCTTGTCGACGCTGATCCCGGTCAGGTGCATCAGCGAGTAGCGGTTGTAGTAGGTGAGCTGCTTGCCCACGTCCTGCTCGCTCCCGTTCCTCAAGTGGAATCGCATTATGCGCGGCGACTTGTAGTCGTCCGGCGCTTCCGCTGGGATGATCGCGCAGATGAACAGGGGGGCGGTTTCTGTTTCGCCGCTCAGTCCCATGGTTTTGTATTCGTGGAGGCTGGTGACGAAGAGCAGGTGGTATTTGGCGAACAATGGTTGCAGCAGGTCGTTCCACACGGATGTGCGGGGGGCATATGTGCAATTGTAGGCCTGCGACCCGCCGTTTGCCGCCTCCGCTTCGGTCTGCACATGCCATAGGCGCTCATGCAGGCCCATGGCTTTCACGTCCTCAGTGGAGGGGGCGGGGGGTGCTTTTTTCACAGCGGTTTTGGCAGCGGTCATTTCAGCAGCTCCTTCGCTTTGGAGAGGATGTCGTCGTCGGTGTCGATTATCGTGATGTCGTCGGACGTCAGGTTGCCGATTATTGTTGCGGTGCCATCGTGCTCGAGCGCCGCCATTCCGGCACTGGAGTCGGCGGCGAGCAGGAGCCTGCCGTGCAGGCCGTCCGTGGCGAAGACGTGGCTCAGGTGAGTGCCGTCGTCGTCTTTGAGTCCGCAGAGGGCGAACATGTAGCCGTCATCCACTTCGGGCGATGTGATGAACCATGTTTCGTCGTTGTCGTCTTTGGCAGTATCGCTGAAGTCGGGCGCATCGCCGTCGTAGTCGAGTTTGGCGGCGAATTCGGCGGTCACGTCCGCGCTTTTGGTTTCCAGCAGTAGGGTGCCGCCGTTCCAGATGGCATAACCGTTCCTGTCTCGTTTCACTGGTCTCCAGACCAAGTGAAGGCCTTTGGCGTCGACATAGAGGTTCACTTGTTCTGCCTTCCAATCGTCACGGCAGACTATTGGCAGTAGCGCGTCGTTGGCGAGCGTGTCCAGTAGCGGGAACACTCCGTGTTCGTTCATTATCCGTGTTCCCACGTCGTTGATAGTCGTAGCCATTTGTTTTCCTTCCGGACCCATTATAGGGTCCTTGCGTTGGCCTTTGGTGCGTTCGCTTGGTGCGGATGCATGACGCTTACTATACGCAAAATTTTTTAGCATGGCAAGTCGCGTGTCTGTCGGCGTGTCACAATAATAATAACCACTCTCACGACACGCCGTGGCTTGCATAATCACCGCAAACAGCTATAGTTGTAGACAACCAACAACAAAGGAAGGTTGAACACCATGGAAGACCATGAGGAAACACTAGGCAGCGCAATCGCTGAGGCTGAGTACTATAGCACTGATATCAACGCCATATATGGCGATGAAATCACAGGCGTGGTAACGGAAAAAACGTTCGCGCCTGAGCAGATCGCGCGGTATGATCTGCCCAAGTATATGGCATGGAATACCGGGTCGCGCGCGGAATACGACGTGAGCGATCATGAATACATCGGTTTCGACAGCCTCCAGGACATGGCGGACTATATCGAGGATGAGTCGCCACTGATCGAAGAGGAGTGATAACGCGGCACGCCGAACTTGGCAAACAACCGCAAACAGCTAACATAGTAATCACCAACAACAAAAAGGGAGAAACATCATGGCTACGAAACATTATTACGCGATGCACACGCCATACGGGAACGCAGTAGACTCTAACGGCACGCCGATAGGCAGTGTGTTCACGTTCGCCAAGAAACGCGAGCGCGACGGCTGGGTAGAAGACAACTATTTCAACACCTATAACAGCAACGCAAGCCAGACGCGAACCATCACCGAGCATGAGGCGCGCGTCACCATGCTCAGGCAATGCGGGCGCGAGATGTACGAAGCGCACGAGCGCGATAGGCTAAAAGGCTCCTATGCCGATTACCGCGAGTATGCGCAATACTGTCCGACCGCGATCATGCATGACGACTATATCAATCTGACAGGGTTCAGGGACTAGCGCGACACGCCCGGACTTGCGTTATATTGGAAACGCGCTATAATAGTAAACACCAACAACAAAAAAAGGAAGTAACGCCATGTACAAGCTCAACACCAAAGCCAACGAATACGGCAACCGTCTGTTTATCGTAGTAGACAACAAGCATAGAAACTATATGACAGGGAACACGGCCGCTTGCGCGACATGCGTGCCAATGGCCCCAAGCATCAGAGGCAACGTGACCATGACCACAATCCGAGACCTTAGCAAAAATCTCACGGCAGACGGCTATACCGGCTACGACGCCGGCAGCATCAAGGAAGCAAACAAGTTCATGAAGGATCTGGCACGATGAAACACGACACCGAGCGAGTACTATCCGCCATCGCCATCGTTGTCAGCCTGCTATGCGGCGCATACATCGGACACAACAACACCATAGACCACATACAAGCACAGCACGACACGCCATGCAGCGCCACAGTCACAAGGTCATGCATGTCATGGACCACATACAACGGGACGACGCTCCAAGTATGGCACGATGATCAAGGCCGCGAATGGTTTAACGGCACACAAGACAAACGCGCTTAACGCGACACGCCGAACTCGCGAAATTTGACAAACTTCGGCACGCGCGCAACAATATAAACAACACCAACAACAAGAAAGGTCAGTCATGAACATCACATCAATCGCACTCGCCATCAGCCTCGGCATCACGCCACAACTCGCCACAACCGTACAGCAAACCATACGCGGCGACAACGGCAACGGAATCGAACGCATCCACAAACTCGGCACACAATACGACGACGTTCAACACGCCATAAACCGATACTATTCCCAACAATACGCCGACACCACGCCAACCACACAACACGCCACCACCACCCCAACACCAACCACACAACACGCCACCACCACCCCAACACCAACCACCACCACATGGCACGAGGGATACCAGCCATGCACCGAAGAAGACGGCAGCGGACAGGCCTCATGCTACTGGGACGCCACCACACGCGGCAACCACGAAGGCCGATCCCACATCATCAAGGACGGACAGACGCACTACGTCAACTAACACACAACACCACACACACAAGCCCGGGCCAACCGCCCGGGCTTTTCTTATGCCCACACAACACCACACCACACGATCACGCCACGGCACGACACGATCACGCCACGGCACGACACGACAGGCGGGGGGCCTCGCGTCGCGATTCCGACAACGGCGGCACCTCACCGGCACGCTGTGACTTTATCTCGCGCCCGCCAAATCTTTCCAATGCACCCTTCGACGGTGCAATGAGGGAGTCGCTTTGCGTATGTCCTTGGAAGGCCCTCGGTTTTCCCTAGCTTCCATAGTCTGTGGTAATGCATAGAGCATAGACCTCTGCATGACACCTTGCGCTCGCATCCCTGTTCCGTGCATTCTGTCATTCTTGTTATCTCCTTCGTCACACGTAAGACATGACGCACGGATGTGCCGCTGAGACCCTCTGTACGCCATTCTTTGCCATCTCTAAGCTCCTAATATCGAAGATTGGCACAATCTATCGGACTCCTACTCTCAGGCGCTCTATGAGGCTTCTATGAGAGCGGTATTCTGAGAATAATCATGATGAGCGCGACGAAGCCAACGCATCCTCCGAGCAGTATGATTATCGATAGGATTCGCGCCCATAATGCGCTGTTATGGAAGTTTACCAGCGCATCAACGGAGGCATATACGACTACCAAGGCCCCTATGAGTGCGAGTGAGATGATGATGATATTCATTTCTTCTCCTTATGTTCGGGCATGTAGTCGATGAAACGCAGTCCATGCAGTCCATGAACGCCAACGTTGAATATGGTGACGCCTGGCTGCGACCATTCTCCAGCGGTTTTGTACAGCCAGTTGGATGATGACTCCAATGTCGGGCATTCCACGATGTGCCTGCCGTGTGACGTGAGGTACCGCCTGTTGTGATAGTGGCCCGTGACGATGATGTCGGCCGTGGCGAATGGGCTGTCGCGGTTTGCGGCCTGCCCTTCGATCCACTTTGGTATCTTGTCCTGCTTGCCTGAATTGTGCCCGTGCGCGAACAGTACCGTGTGGCCGCTGACGTTGAGATGCGAGCAGTCGGACCATTCGCTGTCGGGGAAGACGAACGTGGGGTGCCATGAGCCTATCATCGTGTAGGCGTCGCTGATCTGCCTCAGCACGCCGATGCCGTAGTCGCCGTTGCCGGTCTGCGCTTTCATGGCGTTGCGCACTTCGCCGTGGTTGCTGGGCACGGCGGTGACGGTGATGTCGTCGCAGTATTGGCGCATGGTTTGGATGGCTTGGATGAACATGCGCTGCCATTGGGCGAGCTGCTGGTCGAGAGTGAGGTCGACGTGGCTGAGCTGGTTGCTGTAGTTGAATAGGTTCTCAATTGCATCCCCGCAGTCTGCGATGATGATGCGTGACGGCTTCTGGTCGCGGGCGATGGCGGCGACTTGGCTGAGCATGTTCTCGTATCGGCGTATGAGCTGCGGCGTGCCGCCTTTCTCGTCGAGTTTGCCTACTTGCGGGTCGCTGATGACGAATATGAGCGGGTCTCCGTCGCCGTTGGCTGTCTCGCGTGGTATGACGGGCACGATGAGCTTGGCGAGGTTTCGTGCGGCCTTGTCGTTCTCTTCTGTCCTGCGGTGGAATCCGGCGAAGATGCTGACGCGCATGGTGCCGTCGGGCATTTGCTTGCTCCACTGGTGGATGTTGCCTTCGATGACCCATGCCGCTGGGTCCAAACCCATTTTGCGCAGGATGTCGTCGTTGGTTCTGACGAGTTCGCTGTCGGGGTCGTAGGGTCCGGTGCTGCCGGTTCCGGTGTCCCCGTCGAGCGTGTACCCGCCTCGGTACTGTTTGGGAGCGTCATGGTCGGCGGCGAGGTCTCCTATGAGTTTGGCTACTTGCGGCATTGCGCGGTCCTCCAATGGCCGAACGTGGACCTGCCGCCCTTGTATCCGAGCTGGCGCATGACTTGCGTGATGGTGACGGTCGGTATTGACGGGTCATTGACGGATTGGAGGAATTCCTCTCTATCATCGTCTTCGAGCGAGTCGACCCACCTGTCGACTACGCCGGAGAGCGATCGTGCTTCTGGCGCTTGGGCGAGCATGGCGTTGAATCTGCTCACCGCATTTCTCCTTCTATCGCTATTTTCAGCGACTGGTCCATCTGGTTGGCGGCTGCGTTGAGGTCGTCGGCTGCCTGTTCGAGCCGCATGGCTATTTCGGCGGAGCGCATGGCGCTTTCCCGGTCTTCGAACTCGTCGTATTTTGGATCCCACTGCGTGTAGTGGTCGACTGACTGCTGGTTGGCTTTGGCGACGTTGTCCATGGTGTCTCGTAGGGCGAGCATACTGGAGCGGATTGCGCGTAGTCTGTCGGCGTTGACTCGTATGCTGTTACGGCTCATAGTACTCATCGGTTTCATCCCATTCCGTGTTGTTTCCTGTTGGTTTCCCGCAGCCGGGGCAGTAGTTCCACCCGTCGTATATGATGTGTCCGCAGTCGCAGTAGTAGCTGTCGTCAATTGGCATGGTTTTCGTCTTGGATGAAGGGGTTGTCGATTTTAGTGTAGGGACCGTATCCTTCTGTGGTTGACCATAGTGATGGATTGTCTTTTGGCATATTGTAGAATCTTTTGCCTTCCGTGTAGAACAGGAGCAGCGCATCATGGTCGGGATTGCCGTCATGCACCCAGATGTCGCCGGCTTTGTCGCGCCAGAAGCCTTCGCTGTCTGGAATGTCGCGGGCGTTAGTCGCATCGTCATCTTGTTCCATCTTCGAGACGCGGTCTGCGATGCCGTCGATGGTCTCCTGGCAGTCCTGGACGCAGTTGATGGAGTAGTTGATCTTCTCGCCCATGCGGTCTATCTGCTTCTGGATGTCATCGAGTTCATCGCGGTATCTCGCCCGCGTGTGTTCGGGCATGTTGTCATCCCGGGGCGTGATGGGCACAATGGTGAGGCGTTCGTCCTCCATGATGGGGCGGAATTTTTCTTCCTTTGGGAACCTGTTGAAGATGGGCGAGAAGCGGTACAGGTCGAACTTGAGTTCGTAGTGGTCGTCATAGGTGAACATGACGTGCAGCATGCGGTATGGGTCGCTGTCACTGCGGTGGATGATGAGTGTGCCTTGATCGCCTATCCATGCGCCATCGGCATCTTCGTCACGTTCGATTTCTTCGAAGTTGTAGGTGGGTTGGTCTGGGCGCTTAATGTCCGGCAGGAACAGTCGGACGGGCAGGTATGGGGA